CCAGCCAAGATCTAGCCGTGTCTGTTCTAGGCTGAATGTTTTTAGCCAACATTTCTGATTTAATTTTATCTAAAAGTGATGCCATTAGATACCTAAATCCTTCTCAGTTATAACCTTGAACTGCCAATTTCGATCTTTACAATATTCTAGCGCTGCTTGCCATTTCGCCTCATTAATACCCCAAGTCGCAACTTCTCTGATATATTGGCGAGTCATTCGACTTCTTTTTTGGGGTGGTTGGGCTTGATTAAATGGTTTGACTTCTAATATCATGGATTCTATGGTGCCTTTTGAGTTTCGAATACGAACAAAGAAGTCGGGAAAGTAGCGATGCATTCTGTTGTCTACAGGTGATAAATAAGGTATGACTATTTCCTCATTAGACCATTCTACCACGTTTGGATTATTATCCAAATGCACCATGACTCTGCGCTCCCACAACGATCTGTACCAAACGTTTGTAGGATCACCTAAATATTTATTGGTATTTTTCGGACTAAATTTACCGCTGTAAGCCATAGAAGTATTTATAGGAACATAATTAATGGCATCAAGAGAAGGTATTGTTGACGCAAGAGTACAACAATTAACTAATAATAGTGTAGCAAATCAACCAAGATCTGGTCGAAACACACGTGGCGTTCAAAGTAGAATTGATGCTGACAGACAAGTAGATCAAAGACCTACTCCAGTCACAGTAGAATCTTTAGGTAAGGTGAATTTTAAATTCGATCAAAAAGATGCGGATTTTAAACGCGATATTGGACCGCCAAATCGCGATTACACTTTTCCAGAATCGCTTTTAAGAGGCGGCATACCTTATGTCAAATTAGACATTTTCGAAATTAATTCAAATCCTGGAGCTGAAGTACCTAACACCGTGCAAAGTAGATCAGCGGCATCTTTTACAGCAGGTGCGGCTAGTTTATTCAGTGCAGCTGCAACAGCCGCTGAAACCGCAGGTACTACAGCTTCTAACATTCTAGGAAAAACTATAACAGAAGGTGCGACCAATACAGCAGCTGCAGCTGGAAATTTGGTAAATGCTGCGGCTCAGAAGTATAATTTTGATCCGCAAAAATTTAAAGAAAAAGTGTCAACGCTCTTTAAAGATTTTTCTTTAAACAGATATTCAGACACTCGCGTATCTAGCATAACATTACCGATTCCAGATGGGTTGGCTACGCAATATGCGCAAGACTTCGGTCAGCCTGTTTCACTCACTGCCGCATTCGGCGCGTTGGGTTTTGCCGCTCAAGCAATGGCTGAACCTTCCAAGTTAGATAAAAACGATCCATACTTATCCGAGTTGGCTTCTTTAACAGCAAATAAATTGTTTAATACGTCTGAAGATTTAACTAACATTTTACAGTTTGGATTATCTGGGCGTGTTGTAAATCCACAAATGGAAATGCTTTATCGTTCACCATTGTTTAGAGAATTTACATTCGACTTTAGATTAATTCCTAGAACTCAAGCTGATACTGCGAAAATATACAATATTATTAAAGAACTTAAACTACGTTCTTCACCAACCTTCTGCGGAACTACAACTGGTCGTTATTATGTACCACCTGCAAGATTCGCATTTACTTTTTTTGATAACTATGGGCAACCAAACGATTATTTGTTTAGATCTAAACAATGCATATTAACAAATCTTTCTGTAGACTATGCGCCTAATGGATACGCTACACATGATGATGGCTCGCCAGTAGAAATAAGATTGTCAATGCAACTACAAGAAACTGCAATGATTACTTCAGAAGATTATAGTCCTGGAGGTTATAATTACTAATGAGTTTTTTTAGCGCATTTCCAAAAACAACATATTCTTTCAATCTTGAAAATCGTGATGTGAAATTAGTCACAAATATTTTTTCCAGAGTATCAATTAAACAAGAAGTGTTAAATAACGCATACGGATTTTATAAGTATCAACTTCAAGATGGCGATACACCAGAATTAGTAGCGCAGAAAGAATATAACAATCCGCAGTTTCACTGGGTTATATGTTATGTTAATGGACTCGTAGATCCTGTTTTCGAATTTCCATTACAGCGTGATGCGTTAGAACGTCACATTTTAAAGAAATACAATTATACTGATATTGCTAATGCTTATACTGAAATTAAACACTATGTTCAAGAAATTGAAAGTACGTTACAAGAAGTAAATGGTCCAGCGACCACTACTGTTTCAAACAACATAGTTACATTGGAACAATTTGATTATACTTCTAACACGCTAGTTTTAAAAACAGCAAACAGTCCAGTATGGGCGAATACTGTGTTTAGAGCAAATAATGCGAATGCTAATTCTGCGATTGTTGCAACTTTAAATGTAAAGTCTACAATTATTCCAGTTACAGTATATGAGTATGAAGATAACGTAAATGAAGATAAACGACAAATTAAAATGCTTAAACAAGAATTTGTAGAAGCAATGACTAATGAATTAAGTGCTGTCATAAATGGCTAGAAAAAGTAATTTAAACACATCGCTAAACGATGTGAAATTTCATTCAGTTTCGATTATTCCGAAAAACGGCAAACCAATATCTATTGCTGCTTTATGGAATGTCATTAATTTGCATGAAAGCATCTTTCGTCCTGTGATCACTGGAAATATACAACTAAATGATACTGTAAATTTAAGAGCATCTTTTCAGTTTCAAGGCGAAGAACGTTTGTTTCTTTCGTTTAGCAAACCAACAAATAATGGAACTCTAAAGTATACCAAAACATTTTTAATAGTAAGAATAGATGGTTTCAGAAAAAACGATAAAGGTTCTGGTTCTAGTTACACATTACGATTTTGTTCAGAAGAATTGTGGAAATCAAACAAGTCTTTAAAAATTAACAGAGCCTTCGAGGGCGGATCTTATTCCGATTATGTTAGAAATATTTGCGAAAATGAATTGCAATTAAACACTGATATATCAATAGAAGATGCTAAAAGAAAATATGTCCAATTAGAACAATCGTATGGTCCACCAAAAAAGCATGTTATAAGTAATTACACGCCATTCGAAGCCATTGAATATTTCGAAGGAAGAGCGGTAAACGAAATCAATTCACCGTTTTTATTTTTTGAAAACAATCAAGGATTCAACTTTCTATCGCTATCAAAAATGTCCGATGGTATTAGTTTAGTTCCTGGTGGATTGACAGTATCAAGTGCAAAAAATTCTGAGGATCAATCAACCTTTGTTCCTGTTCGTTTCAACGAAATTCAAAATTTCAATATTCAAGCTGTAAATGATTTTCTCAAATTACAGAAAAATTTAAAAGGAACAGTAGGAGCATTTGATATTCTACGCGGAAGTTATAATGAATTTACTACCAGTTCTGATAATATAGATTCAGGTAATCTTACAAACAAAGATAGTGTATTACCAGCCTCAAAGGTAGAACAAGCAGCTCCAAGAATTGCTTACTGCGTTTATGGTAGAGCAAACATGCCATATGTTTCAGACTCATTTGCGACTAGCAGATTAAATGCTGGGCAAAATGTTTCTCCTTATTCGTTAGACGTTGCCGATTATAGAGAAAATGATAGCGGCGAAGAAAGATTTTTAATTCAAAGAAGAATGCTTTTGAATTCTTTAGAGTTTACAATGTTTGATAGTTGCGAAGTTGCAGGCAATCCAATTTTTACCGCAGGTGTTCCTGTTGATATTAATATGCCAGCATTTACACCCAATGATAAATTGAAAAGAAATATTGATCCGTACATGACAGGTCGTTATATAATCACAAAAGTTAGACACAATCTTACCAAGTCAACAGGTTTAAGAACGTTTATTGCACTCGGTAGTAATTCGCCTGGAGTGCCATTGATATGAGTAAAGAAAGGCAATCCACTGCTGCTTATGGATTTGAGGATAATCCAGAACAACCATTTAATACCTTTGTGTGGTGGATGGGTGTTGTCGAAAATAGAATTGACCCTTATTTTTTGGGAAGATGTCAAGTAAGAATCTATGGATTTCATACTAAAGATACTGCTCAACTGCCTACAAAAAGTTTACCGTGGGCTCATCCTATTACACCATTAGGACAAAATACAACAGAGCCACCGATTGAAGGTACATTAGTTTTTGGTTTTTTTGCTGACGGTCATCAACACAATGTGCCTATAATGTTGGGTACAGTGCCATTTGTTCCTGATACTTTACCAGATGAAGGTCAAGGATTTAGAGATCCATTTACGCAAGCGTTGAAAGAAACTAGACCATATCCTAGAAAATTAACTTCTAGTTCTATTAATGTTAATGCAAGTGGTCCAAGTTATCAGTCATCATTACCGCAAACTAATCCTGGATTGACGTTGAATCAACCTACAACTTCAAAACTAGCGCGACCAGATCGTATAGAAAGTCCAGTAACTGCAGAATCCGTAGGTGTGCGCACAGGTTCTATTGAAGGTACTTCTATCGACTTTCAACGCAAAAATAGAATTAAGTATGTGAAAACCGCGAAAGAAGATACGACGGCTTCTGGTTTAGGAACTGCCGCAGGTGCTCGTGTACAAGAAGTTTGGAGCGAACCGTTTCCTTCTTATAACGCCAAGTTTCCATTTAATCATGTTCAAGAAACAGAATCTGGTCACGCATTTGAAATGGACGACACAAAGGATTATGAGCGCGTGCAATTATCGCATCGTACTGGTTCTACTTTAGAATTTATGCCTTCTGGTTCTATAAAAGAAAAGTCATTTAATCACAAATATGATATTGTAATGGGCAATCATAAAGAATACGTTTTAGGTGATAAACTTGAAACTGTTCAAGGTGGTATGTTTTTAAGAATCAATGGCAAGTTGGTGATACAGGCAGACGGTATTGACTTCGAAAGTTCTGGCGATATTAATATGAAGGGACAGAATGTAAAGATAACATCTAGAAGTAATTTTGATATGTGCGCTATCGGCGAAGCAAAATTTTATGGCGCGAGTGGCGTTGAAATAAGAAGTGAAGGCGTCATGTCATTATATGGTGGTAGAGGTTCGTTTCTTGGATCTGGTGGTTTAACTACAATCAATGGTGTTTATAATGGAATGTCAGAGGCAATACGAAAAGCATTAGAAAACGTATTACCAAAAGATATTGTTGACAAAATCGCTGGTAAGGG